TAATCCACTTTGTATATAATCTAGTTCCTTGTCATCAAGTTTATCAAAAGAAATACTCTCTATGTTTTTTATTTTTTCCATTAATAACCCTACTTCATTAGACTGCTCAAGTGTTTTCCAGTTACGACCAAAATGAATCATATTTACTTGATAATTAGTTTTTACGCTAGATAATCCTCTCATTATATAAACTAATTCTTTTTTATCAAAAGTCATGTTTTTCATTTTATCGTTCCTTTTGTAGTTTTAAAGTAAAGATTTCTCCAATAATCAGCATTTTTCTTTTCTTGGTAGTAATTATAACGCCATATGTTACTATTGGTTTTTATATAAAGCAACATAAAAATTAAAGCAGTAAATATAAATATAAGTATTAATTCCATCATACCCCCTTATCAATTATTTTATCTATTTCAGTAAAAAAATTATCCATACCTACTTGTATTTCATCAAGTATAGTTTTCTTTTTAAGTTTATTTATTGCGACTTCATATGCAATGTCCAATGGCAATGGAATTTGCTTTCTACTTAGATCGTCATATTCTTCACCAAAAGCTATTTTATAAACTTCTTTTTTTTGTTTATTTGTTACTTGCATATTATAAACCCTCCATTTCTAAAGCTTGTTCTAGATCATGCCATCCTGTTCTAACGAATAAAATAGCATTTAGGCTCTCTAAATTATAGCCATTTATATTAGTAACTAAGATAATTTCATCATCTGTGGCAATTCCATTATCTACTAAGTATTCGTATGTTTCTGTTGTATCCATTTTATTTTCCTTTGTTGGTTGATTGATATTAAAAACAATTTTTAAAAATGTCAAGCAAAATTATAAACTAAAATTATAAAACCAAATTATAAAACCAAAATATAAAACCATATTATAAAAACCAACTACTAAAATGTACTTATTGAGACTCATTATCAAATGCTATTGAGACTCAATCTCATTAAGGTATCTTCTTGAAAATTGCCTAAAATCAGCCCTTTTTATCTCTAGCTAGGGTTATGTATACCTAAACTAAAAATCTCTTGATTAAGGGCTATTTTAGAGCCTTTTAAAGCTAAATTATCAAAAAACTATATCTATTTAAAACAGATCAAAAAAAAGCCCTTAAAAAAGGGCTTTAATTCTAAAAAATTAATCTAATTAGAAAACTAATTGGAAAAATCCATAAAATGTACAATTCAAGAATTTTTAAAAGTGTTTTCATTTAATAGCCTCCAAAAAGGTTTTTTTGTTAAAAAGTGGATTTTCAGACTCAAAGTATTTAATTAAACTTTTTACAAGTTCTTTTTTTGTTTTATTTTCTTTGATCATTTTAGCAATATTTACAAGATGTTTTTTTGTCATTATTTTTTACCCTTTTTTAATTTAATACTATTTAAAAACTCGATTAATACTTTTTTATTTTGTGTTATCTTTTTTTTATTTTTTTTATGTTTCTTTAATTTTTTAGATATTTCTTTGTAAAATTCTATTTTTAAATTTTCTTCAAAATAGTCTCGAAATTCTTCTTTTTTTATAGATTTAAAATGATTCTTAAAAACGTCTTTTAAATATGCTTTTTTTAATTCTTTGAAAAATTTATCACCATTTTTAATTTTTAATACTTTTTTTAATTCCATTTTATTTCCTTTTTTTTTAAAGTTGTATTTTTGTTTCTTCTTCTTCAATGTACTCAATGAAATCATTTAAATTTTCATCTAGTGTGAAATCATTATCAATTTTAAATTTATATATTTCGCATAATCCAGTATTAAATGAAGTGCAGGCAGTTAAAAATTTATCCATTTGATGCAATGTTAAATGGTTATTTTCTTCACTTGTTTCATAATTTCCTAGGTATTTATTCATTGTATTTTATCCTTTTTAATTAGTGTTTGCACCCAAAAAGCCCCAATTATTGTAGGAGCAATAACGGGGCTGAAATTGGGTAGTTTAGGGCTTTTATCCTATGAATTGAGTACAGCCCTCAGTAAGTGCAATAGCATCCTGTTTAAATAGCTTTGCAAGTCTTTTAAGCCTTTCGAGGTCTAAAAATTCCCTAGTACTGAAAACCCAAGTACAGTTCATTTCTTTGACCCCTTGCCACTCTCCAAAGCCCTCAGAATTTACGAAAATTTCGCCTTTATGGTCTTGTATGAAAATATCAATACACGATTTAAAACCTTTCCATTTGTGATTGCTCATAGCTTTATTTTCTATATTTTTACCTATAGTCAAAGTGTATGTTTGAGGGCTTAAATACTTTCTATTTAATCCATTTTTGTTTACTTCTTTTATTTCTTTTATGTTTAACATTTTTTATTTTCCTTTTTTATCTATTATTTGATAAGTTTTTACTACTTTCTGTAATGTTTTTTTACATTCAATTTGGTATTTTAATTCATTGTTTAAGATTTCTTTATGTTTTTTTATCTTTTTTATATTCTTTAATACTTCATCTAATTCATATTTTAAAAAGATTATTGAATTTTTATTCTTCATTTTTCTACTTCCCTTTAGTTAGTGGGTATTTAATTTTTTATATAATTCAGCAATTTTCATCGATGTTTTATCTGCTTTTTTTTCTAAAGAATAACAAGTTTTTAACAGATTAAAATATTTTTCTTTATTTACTGGTATTTTTTTCAATTCTTTATTTATTTTATTTTCTGTTATTTCAAGCCTATACGAAAGATAAGAAAGTTTATTTTTTAGACTATAAATAAGATTTCTTGTAAGTTTTATCCATTCCATTGTTTATTTTCCTTTATCTACTTACTATTACATTAAGTAAAATTAATATCATAAATAAAATATTTAAATATATATATGTTGTGTCTGCTTTTTTGTGATCCATTTTATTTCCCTTTATTTTTATTTTTGTCATGGCTTATATTATGTATTATATTTTTAATTGTCAATAGATATTTAATTTATTTATATATCTATTTAATGAGCGATCTAAAACCAAGTTAAGATTCTATAGTATAGAGTAACAACAAAAGCAAGATATTTATTTTTTTATGGCATTATTTAATTGAAGTGATTTGGCATTTGTCAAGTAAAAAGTTTTAATTCTTTTTTGTGCTTTTTATTATGGTATTTTTTGCCTATAGCGATTTTATCCCATATATACAAGTAAAAAGAAAGTTTATTTTTTTCTTGACTCGTATAGGTGATTCGTGTTAAATTTGAGGTTGGGGGCGTATGGGTTCGCCAATAAGGTATTCAATCCACATTCCTCATAAATTAAATGAAAACAAAGTCTTGCATTGGGCTGAGAAAAAAAGTTTTGAAAAGAAAGTCCGATAAAGCTAACGCTTTATTATTGTATATCGTATAGTAGTTATTGTGCCTTATTTGGATTTAGGTGGGATAATGGTAATAAAGTCCCTTGTACAAAAGTACCAAATGGTTGTATAATATACCATAACTTAAAAGGACTATATCAAATGAGTGTTAATCTGCCAACAAACTGGAAACCAGAGAAATCAAGAGCAATCGACCTACTTGTGACCAATCCAAGCTCTAAAATACAAGAAATATCTCAAGAAGTGGGAGTATCCAAGAACACAATTCGTAACTGGATGAAAGACCCTGAGTTCGTAGAGATATTTTATCAAAAGTATATGGTTACATTTGGGGCCAAACTGCCTGTTGTGTTACAAAGTATGATACGAGAAGCAGAGGCTGGTAATGTTCAAGCTGGTAGATTAGTGCTAGAACACTCTGGAAAGCTCATTAAGCGAGTTGAGGTAGCAAATAATCAGAGTCCATTTGAAAAATTCTTAAATAATCAGGCATCAGATATGCAAGAAATTGCCGTAATTGATGCAGAAGTTGAAGAAGTCGAACCTGAGTTCACAGTATTACCAGAACGCCCCGTAGTACCCCCAAAAAACCCCTCAAAAGTGCAACAGATTCGTGAGCTAAAAAAGAAAGAAGAGAAGAATCGTAAAAGAAGAGAAGCTAGACATTGGAGAGAAAGAGCAGAAGCCGTAGGGGTGGGAAAACCAGAAAGAGGTAGACAAACAAAAGCTCAAAGAAAAATCTGGCAGGACAAAGTAGAAGCAAGAGAAAGAGCATTAAATATTACCCCCTATGCTGAGAAATAGGGTGGGGTGTTTTAAGAAAAGTGCCGTAAAGTAGAATGTAATGCCTATTTTGTTATTCGAGGGTACTGAGATTTCCGATACATATATATTACATATATATAATAGATATATCTTATATACTATGCCGAGATTTAGGCATGGGTAGTTTTAATGCTGTTTTAACAGAAAACGATTTACATTCAGGGCATTGCTCTTTACTGGAATCAAACTTAGTAGATACTACTTCCCAAAACCAATTGCAATTTTTACATAAGCATTGCCTAATTTTATATTTTTTCATGGCAGTCTAACTTTCTCCCCAAATACCTAAGTCACCAGAATGTTTAATTAACTCTTCCCAAACTTCTATATTTATCTCTACTTGTGTTTTTTTGCTGGTTTCTTGAACTGGAGCTATAGTTTTTGCTAAAAATCCCAATATTTCATTGTTCATTCGGTTTATTTCAAAGGAATCAGATGTCTTTTCTTCTAACTCTTTAATAGAGGATTCTAACATCTCCATACATTGCAATAATAATTGTAAGTAATATTTTTCTGTTTTTTCCATCATTTATCCTTATTTTCTTAACGCTTTTCTTATATCTTCAGAAAATTGTTTGTCTAATTTCTGTTTATTCTTAGCTGTAGTTGATATAAATGGTCTTGCGACAGCAAACACTCCATAAGGAGGTTGAAATCCATCATTTTGCTCTTTTCCGTAGCCTTTCATAGATAAAACATTGTCTTTGCTTTTAATACTATTGTATAAAGCACCAGTTTCAAACAAGGGTGTAACACTATTATTACCTTTTGCCTTTCTTAGTGCTAAGGTACTACTTCTTAAGGGGCTTAATGGCTTCCCATCCACTCCAGTACCACTATCTATGTTAGATTTTGATCCTTCTTCAGCACCTTTTGCGTAAGCAGAAGTATATTTTTTAATTGCTTTTGGCAACTCCCTAGCAAGTTTACCAAAGTCAAAATTAACTTTTGCTTTAATTTCCATTTACTGGCTCAACTGATTCAGAATCATTTTTGTTTTTATTTGCATCTATAATTGCCTGTGCTTGTTCAAGGGTTAAATCTTTATTATCTCTAACCATAATTTTAGCCCTAGTAATTAGATTATTTTTTATATCAAACTCATCTTTAAGAATCTGATCTTGAACTGTCTTTGGGTATTCTACTTCTTGGAAGTCTACACCAAACTCCTCTGGTAATGCAATACCATTATATTCTGCTATAGCACGCTCTACCCTATAAAAGTCTTGTTCGTACAGTCTCCATAAAGCTATATCATCGTAATAATCCTCTTTACGCTCCATATCTTTAATCATAAGTGATATACCACTAGGAACTTCACCACCACTTTCTGCCCATTGTATCCACAAGTGGTTATTAGATGCCACAAGTTCTATCTGAAACTTAATATTATTGATAGCTTCTTCTATATTACCATTAGGACTAGTAATGTTATAAGCACCATCTTCTCCCATATCTAGGATTGTATTTGATCCTGCTCTAAGCATACTCTGGTCTGCTCTTAGCCCTGTAACCCAAGGCTGTCCGAACATATTAAATCTCATGCCTAAGTTCATTTCAGTTAAAGCAATATTTACTTGTTCATTGCAGTTTACAATATCAGATGCTCCCTCTACAAAGAAAGAGTCTATTTGATCTTCTCTATGAGTAAATACAAAAGGTAATATTCCATAAGGGTTTTCCATTTCCTCAATCATATTCCCTTCTTCGTTTAAA